AGCCGGTAAACTCTCTGCTTCTGTAGGTAGTAATGTATCCTTAGCTGTCATAAAAATGCACGACATATTCAGATTCGGGTTACCCAATATAATGGAAGATGTCGGATTATTCTTATTCTCAGTTATAATAAGAAATAAAGGTAACGGTTTATCTACAGATATCTTCATTGTATACGCCGGGACTTCGTTATATTTCTCCATCAATTCAAGTATTAAATATTCTGGACCACCCTTTGTGCACAACACTTGCATCGGTATCATTTGGGCAAATGGTTGTTCCTTTGCAGCAAAAACACTTAACGGCAACATAAATATACAAGCTAATAACAGTTTTTTCATGACTCCTCCCCAAAATAGCCACCCGTAAACTTCGCAGACACGTGCTGCTTAGCCTCTAACAAACAATTAGGTAACATGTTATCTGGCGCTATGGCCATCCACACCACGATGAATGGTATCAGAAACCAATGCGCTATCCTTGCTATCCCTAGTATAAACTCTATCAATATGAGATGGTCGCATAACCTTCATCTCCAGAACCGCAAGTGCCTGCAGGGTTACCGCCGGGATTTGATCCGGTTGAACCAGACATTCCAGTAATAGATGTGTTTACATAACCTGATCCACCACCACCCCCAGATGAATGGTTACCCCCGCTACCACCACCGCCACCATTGCCTCCCCACCAGCCTCCGCCACCGCCGCCTTTGGGTCCGGAACCGCCTCCATTGCCACCACTCCATTGAGCGTATCCGGAATTTTGTGTTCCACCGCCGCCACCTGCGCTATTCCAGCAACCTCCTCCACCAGCGGCGCCATTTGTTCCCCCACCAGCACCTCCGCTTCTACTACATTCACCAGGAGCGCCGCCACCTCCGCCGCCTCCTACAAGTGCAATATTAGCTGTATTATTAACAGCCCCGGTCCATATTCCTGTTCCACCTCCGCCACCTGTACTGCCATTGCCACCTGACATATTACTTCCACCACCTGGAGCACCGGTTCCACTAGATTCACTTCCAGCGACAGTAATATTTAATACATCAGTTGGTGAAACGGTAAATGTGCCGTTAGCATAACCACAACTACCACCCAAGGTGCCACCGCCTGAACCCCAAACCTCTCCTTTTACGGTGGTTACCCCAGCAGGGACAGTAAATGTCTGTACAGAGCCGGTAGCGCTATACGTTGTTGTTACGGGTTCTTTCACAGTTAAAGTAAACACTCTATCGGTATTTAAACTACCGTCGCTAGCTCTTATGGTGAAGGTATATACAGTATCGCTAGTTTCTGCGTCCGCGGTGCCATTTATTACACCTGTAGCCGATGCTAATGACATACCTGTAGGCAATGCGCCACTTACAACCGAATAAGTAACGGTATCACCATCTGGATCAGTAGCTACAACAGTAACAGAAAATCCTACCCGTCCTAAATCATAAATAGTACCTATACTTCCCGCTGCAGTGCTCCATACTGGGGCTGCGTTATCATTTACAGTAATAGAGAAAGCTCTTTCGTTACCGTTAGCTGCAGGATCTGACGCTGTAACGGAAAAGTTAGTCGTTGTATCAGCACCAACATCAGTTGGATCGCCAGATATAGCGCCAGTAGATGTGTTTAAAGATAAACCTGGTGGTAAAGCGCCGGTAGTAACAGCGTACGTCACGGCACCACCTTCGGGATCTGTTGCTGCCAATGTAAAATGTGTACCTGTAGCGCTTTCAGAAATACTACCTAAACTGCCAGCAGCTGTAGTCCATGTTGGTATTCCACCAGCATCTAACGCGTCATCAAAATTGAACATCAATCCATTGGGATTGGTGGCGCGAATAGTGTAGGGCTCATTAGATACTAATAAAGCTGGTGTAGCAAATGTCATGGACTGCGAATTGACAAATGCACTAGAACCCGGTGTATATACCGTTCCATCTTGTCCAACACAACGCAATGTCGTTGTAGATTCAAAGTCATGACCAGTTACTGTTATAGTAGTACCAGCTAGTCCATTAAATGTTGTTGGAGAAATACTCTCTATGATAGGTCGTCCAGCATCCATCGTTTGCCAACCCAGCACCGTATATTGTTCCATACTATCTAACGTTGAGTTAAAGCGTATGTAACCTATTTGTGGTGTTCCTGGTCTGCTACCAGTTGCTCCTTGAGGCACAATCTGCCCAACTGAAGCTTGATGCATAGAGTTTGCTAAGTCACGTTCTCTGCCCATATTATATTACCTTGGAAGTTCTCTGATCATTATCGCCATGTTTAATAGTGGTGCAACACCAAATGTCAAAGTGGTGCTGCTTACTGTGTAATCCGATGTCGGTACCTGACAAACACCGTTTAGATACACTAACACGCTATCTACGTCATTACCTGCTGTAATCGTATAACCCACCGTGCTGCCATCACCCGTCGCCGTTCTTGTTACCGCTGGTGATGCATGCGCGCCAAAGTTAGATTTCAAAACTTTCTTTAAGTTGTTGGTTGCACCATCTTTAATTAACAGATAATCTGTAGCCTGAACAGCTGTTATGGTATCTTGACCATCAACAAGAGCGCCCATTGTCATCTTGGCGAAGCCCGTCGCGCTATCGTCGTATATCAAGAAGGTATCATCACCCTCTAAACCTGTTGTTACCTCACTCTTACCTGTAATCAGCGCAGTACCTACACCAAATGCTAATGTGCCGCTGCTTGTTATTGGTGTTCCACTAACAGTTAAACCATCAGCTGCAGTAGCAGCTACAGATACAACACTACCAGCGCCAGATGGAACATCCCACGTACCATCTCCTCTCCAAAATTTTGTAGCATCAGCACCGGTTCCACTATTTAGGTTTGCTACTGCTAAATTCCCCGTAATGTTTGTTGCATTACCTGTTAAGTTCGCTGTTATTGTTCCAGCTGCGAAATCTCCACTTGCGTCTCGAGCTACTATTGTGCTTGCCGTGTTAACGTTTGTCGCGTTAGATGTAACAGTAAATGTAGAACCTTCTGAAGATGCTGCACCAGACAGGCCGGTACCCGATACAGCACCAGCTGCTACGTAATTGCCTGTCGTATCTGTACCTAGCGCTACAGAATCTGCTTGTATAGTTGCTGTACCTGTTACATTACCAGAACCATCAAATCCAGCAGATGTCCATACAACATCACCAGTCATACCTATAGTTTTGGTTGCGGCCAACTTAGTAGCGGTATCAGCATTTCCTGTTAAGTCACCAGTCACATCTCCAGTAACATCACCCGTAACATTTCCCGTCACGTTGCCAGTCAAGTTTCCTGTAACATTTCCTGTAACATCTCCTGTAACGTTACCCGTTACATTACCAGTTAAATCTCCTGTTACATCACCTGTAACATCCCCGGTAACATCTCCTGTCAAATTGCCTGTAACATTACCCGTGACATTTCCTGTTACATTACCCGTTAACGCCGCTGTAACAGTTCCTGCAGCAAAGTCTCCAGAGCCATTTCTTACCACTGCCTTACTAGCGGTATTAGTAGATGTAAAGGTTGCAGTGTCAGTTAAATCTACACTAAGTGTACCAGTTGTAGTAATCGTACCCCCAGTTAAACCAGCACCACTCCCTACACTAGCTACGGTACCAGAGGATCCTGGATGATTTTCCCACGTGATTGTATCAGCGGTTTCGTTATATGTTAAAACATAACCATCTTCTCCAACGCCGCCTAATAGAGCGCTGAACGTGTCTGCGGCCGAAGAAACTATAACACCACCTTTTGCTATACTGGTCATTCCAGTACCACCGCCAGCCACTCCCAAAGTAGAAGCTAAAGCTGTCGCTACCGATGCCGTGCCGGTTAGGTCACCTGTGACGTCGCCCGTCACATCTCCTGTGACATTACCGGTTACGTTACCTGTTAAATTACCTGTTACATTACCTGTTAAAGCTCCTGCAAAGTCAGTAGAAGTTACAGAAGTCAATCCTGTTAAGGTTGCGTCTAAATTAACCACTACAGCGCCTGAAGTCGGCGATGCTGTTAAATTTGTTCCACCAGTTACAGTAGTTACCGCGCTGGTAGTAGCAGCTAATACATTCGCTGCCGTCATTTTTTTCGTTAGACCGCTACCTACTGCTTCTATAACAATATAGTCAGTTAAACCTATTGTGCCCGTAGCTATATCTAAATTATTAGCATCGAGTGTTAATTCATATTCTGGGTTAGCACCGGCATACGGGGTAGATGTCTGTGCTAGACCACTGTTTGCACTTGTTTTTATACCACTAAGAACATAATCGCGCAAAACAGATGCTTGCATCTTCTCATCTATATCTGGTGACTCCCCAGTCAAATAAAGATAATCATCATACGATAGCGTCGACGTTGATCGCGCTGTCATATCTATAACTTTTTTTGTCGCCATACTATGAATCCGCAGTTATGAGGTAGGAATCTGTGCCTGTAGCAGGAACAATAAACGTGTGCTCGGAGATGATGTTGTTGATTCTCGTAGTAACGTTTGAACCCACTGGCCAGTATGAGGATGGATCCAAGGAGAATGATTGCGTCTTCTTGAAGTATCGTCTTGTCGATCCACCAGCCTGCAACCCAACAGCCTTTATTCTTCCAAGTAGACCATATAATTGAGTCGCATATATTTGATAATCAGATTGATTATAATGCGCCTTCATATTAACAAGCGCATGTAAGAAAATTAATTGAGGATGAATGGTACTTAAGTCACCATCTTCATTGAATTCACCAAGTTTGGTGTTGTATTCTAGTTTAAGAGCGTAAGCATCGTTAGGTGTTGGCCACAACTCTATCATTGGCTTTACAATGCCAGTAGCTGTAGCGTCGTTTCTTATATCGTATCTAGATGGCCAAGTATCATTAATAACAGGGGAGATATTATGCTCACCAACGCTTACACCAACAGATAATTCATAATAAGTACCACCAGCACTTCTTTGAACAGAAACGGTTAATGGTTTCAGTGGATCACAATCAACTGGAAAATTATATAAAGTCTGACCCGACACCGTAGCGCCTGGTTCTGTATCGTTAACTCTACGAGTTAATAGATCACCAAACTCAAAAAATAATTGCTCTTGACCACTTCGTAATGCAGAGTTGAATAAATCTTGTTGGAGAATAGCTCCAGAACCAGAGGAACTAAACCCCAGTCTCTGCGCTAGTTCTGTTCTTAGACTCAGCAGTGTTCTCGCTGCCATTCGCTGCCCTCTCTTTTTCAAGTATTCGATTTATCGATACTTCTATACCATCTCGATAACTACTACCAAATACTTCTTGTAATTTGCGTTCGCCGTGTGCGAACAACATACGGCTGATCTCTTGATCCATATCTTCTATAGTATGTGTCTCTTCTGTTTTGCCAGACACTCTTACATTTTCTGCTCCAAAACCAGCTATCCATATTGGTAGTTCATGAGCTGGAAACGATTTTCCTACCTCTGCGAATTGATTCAAATTTAAATCAATGGTTACTATTGGAATGTTCTTTTGCATATTTTTCTCCCTTGAGATGCAAGGGGGGCCGAAGCCCCCCAAGCTTCATACCAATTAACTGCCGTTAGCTAAGATAACACCATGAGCATTTAGACGATTGGCCGTTAAAGAACCGCGCCAAGTCAAACCCCAGTAGTAGTTATAACTTTCAAAGCTACGAGGAGGCTTCCTCGCAATCATATCATTATCTTGAATCGGACGAAGTGTGATATGTTTGGTATTTAGGAAGTAGCAACGTTTGGTCCATGCACAGCTAACCGTGTTACTTACTTCAGCACCAGTAATACCATCCAAGTCGTCAAAAACAGGATCCCAAATGATTGGAACACCCTGGAAGAACAAGCCCGTAAATGTACCGCTGTCTTTGATTTCCAAAGACGGGTCCAAGTTCCAAGGAGCTTGAGCAGAACCAGGTTGCACAGCATAACGAGACTCTTTCAAGTCTGCTGCGATTTCATAAGACTTAATAAAATCAGTACCAGCTAGAATGAAATCAGGACTTCCGCCGTTGCGCTGACATTGACGCCATAGGGTATGCATATGACCCAATAGTACGTTACCAGCGTAAGGAGTTGCAGTGCCGTTAACATTCAAACCACGACCAACGTCAATATTCTGACGCCAGTATCGGTTGGTTGCTGTACCAGCTGTTGCTCTGTTTAGACCACCAACGATGCCACTATCGTTCTTCAATGGAACGAGAAAGTCTAGACCGTTAATAGCCTTATTGGCCATAGTAGTAGCACCCATCGTAATGGAACCATCGAGATGCAAAGACTGATCGAGGATCTTCTCGAAACCCAGTCGAAGCACTTCCATCGCTTCATTAAATACGTTAGTTAGCTGTACAAGACCAGCCGCGCTTGAATTACGCGGGCTCTGTGAGTCACCAATAAGAATACCATTGCCAAGCAAGAAGTCTTCAGAGAACTGGAAACCGTCATGTGCCGAGTTCCAAGGATAATAAGCCTGCTTAACAGTGTCGCGCGTATTATAAGTAACATCACCAGATAGGTTAACGGTACTCGCATGAGTATCGCCAAACCACTGGAAATTGTTGTCATAATCTGTACGAATCTGCTCAACGATATTTTCTTTACCGCCACCCCAAGGCTTTTTCTTTGCCATTAGAGCTTTTAGCAGGGGACGTTCAGTCGCAACCTGGTCAATAGGTTTATTCTTCAAAAAGTTCTGAAGAGCTACAAATCCTAGCTGGGATACATCATTGGCATTTAAAGCAGTTTGCGTTGCCATTGTTTTCCCTCCAAAGGAATGTAATTATGTGGAACAGGGTTGGCCACACGAAAGCCTATGCGTGCTACTGGTGATGAATCCAGCTATCATCTATCCTGTCAACTATGCATCGCATCAAGGTGCGCCTGTAGAAATTCTGGCGTAACCTCTGCGGTGTCTAACGTGGTGGCGTTTCCAACGCCTCCATTACTTCTACCAGGTGCTAGGGGCCTGGCTGATTTACTAGCATTTCCGCTCTGTTGTGCGGCTATTTTCATACCCTCACTCAATACATTATACTCGTTCTGCAACATGGGCAACCAATCTTGCGGTGGAAATTGAGTCTGTGCTAATCGTCTACCAACTTCCTGCATTGCTTCAGACTTCAAAGCGTAATCTGGATCTGACTCTTTAACTTGGTTTTCCCATTGCGATATCTGTTGATAAGCATCATTAGCAGCTCCGTTGTATGCTGCTTGGTAATTATTGTGGTCTTGAGTCATGCGTACGAAATCACTCTGCGCTTGATTCTGTGCGTTTTCAGAAACTCTCTGCGCGGCTAATCTATTCGCCCACTCTTCGCTCATTTCTAGGTTTTCCACAGCGCCAGAAAGGTCTTGAAAATCGCTGTAATTGACATTTTCGTTATTTGTGGCATTAACGCCTAATTTTTCACCTATTTGATCGGCAAATTGATCCAAAGACTTCAAGGCGTTTACAGCTTTATTGTAATCACCAGAATTTAGATTGTTAAAAATATCGAGCGACCAATTCAGTTGTTGAGGGTTCGTACCAGAACCTAAAATGTAATCTTGTAGTTCTTTTGAAACAGATAACTCTTGATTTTGTGTTTCTAGCTCTTTTGCTCTGTTAATCCAGTGTTCAAACCGCTCTTGGGCTTTTGGTTTTAGATTACCATAAACATCGGCATCATCTTCATCTAATTCCGGCCTTGTTTCATCTGCCTTGCTCTCTGGAATCGTCTCTGTTGGTGCCGTTGATCGATCATTTTCTGTGTCGCTGGATTCTTGCTGCGCTGTCTCAGCTTCTTCGTATGTGGGAGTTTCAGAAGTTTGTTCTTCGGTTGATTCTGCACTATCTGCTGCATTAACTACCTCCTCGTTGGATTCTCCGAGTATGTTTTCATACTCTTTCTCTAACACCTCTAACGTATCGTCATACAGTTCAGCTGTTGTCATCTCCTGTTTCTCTTCTGCCATTACATTTCTCCCTGTGGTTGGCGATTATTGTTGCGGAGACGCTGATTTGTGCGATTCTCCGGCGCGTTTACCGCTTCGTTTACCTGTTGGGGCGGTTGTTGCTGTGGTGGTTGCATTGCCGTGCCAGATGACTGCCCCATAGCCGCTTGCATAGCTTGGTTTTGCATCATCCATGTCTGCATTTCCTCAGGAATAGGCGGTAAAAACTTAGCAATATCAATTCTTTCGTCAAAACGCTTAAAAGTCTCTTCCAAAAGCTGTATATATGGGTTAAATTGATCAGGAATGCCCATTTGACGCAGTTGCTGCACGAATTGTATACCCTGCATAAGCAAAGGCATCAATTCCGTCCACCTCATGCGCTCCGCATCAGTGTCAGGCATGCCTGTACTGCCAGCAGCAATGTCTAAATACACAGAATCATACAATTGTTGCTTGTTAAGAATAGGCCAAAAAGCATTAGGGCCTGCTATTTCTTGCGCTTTTTCAGGTGCAATCTCTTGTAATAGTATTTCTGCAGAAAACCAGGCTATTTTCTTGAGCCAATCTTCTGTAATATCAACCTTTTCTTGTACTCTAGTAGCCAAACCCGCCTGTTGTATATTAGCTTCTGTAGCCGTTTTAGCGCGCATGATACCGCCACGCTGTGCGTCACCTAGACCGCTGATCCATTCCATATCCGTTCGCAGTGGAGACGTATCGTAAACTGCAGGGTTCATTGGTGGTGGGTTAGATGGTTGAAATACAGAGCGAACATCTTGACCAGATGCATTTATCAATGCTATTTCACCAATAGAAGCGTTGCTAAAAACTTCAATATCCTCATAATTAACCCTTGAGGCATCAGCAACAAAAAATGGCGCAGATAACTCTCTGTGCTTAGTCTGTTGTGTTCGTATAGTATTATATTCATCCTGCAAGGACATTAGCAATTCAGTCTCTGATATTGGCCATTCTTGTCCATCAATCCAATTAAGACCTAAAACAAAGTATGGAAAAAATACATCACCCATTCGCTTTGGTGCGAACGGTTCCTTTACCCACTTTTCACAACCCTCTGCCCAGGTATAAACAGTTTGTGTTGTTCTGTCCCAATACTCCCAAATAGCCATGGCTAAATTAACATCTTCTGTTTGATTGCTTGTCCAAGCTTCGTCACGTCTTAATCGATTAAGTATACCTTCTTGCGTTCGCCTGTAAACAGTAAACTTTTCCACTTCTTCTTTTGTTAATTGGAACCTTTCCATTACATCAGATGGTGTCATCCACGTTACGTTAGCCATCCATTTAGCTTGATCATAATCTTGTAAGGTATCCAATGATGTATCCATTCTAAAATCTTCTGGTCGGATAAAACCAAGATTCAAACCTTCCCTCTGCAGAACCTCTACCTGATCCTGTAGCGCTGTCATCGTATTTTGCACTTCTTCTATTAGCGCTTCTTTGTCTGAAGTATCTTCATTGTTAGTCATTAAGGTCTGTAGATCATTCTGCATTTTAGCAATGCTATCTTGTGCGTCATTAAACTGACGGCTTACTAGTGGGTCAGTATAATAATCTCTTTGGTACGTAACTTTTACAACACCAATCTTACTTGTCATGCAAGATCTTAAAACTTGTTTCGCAACCTTTTTTAACTCTGCCCGTTTTAAAGATTCATTTAATACTATTTGCAATGTTTGCCCAAAAAGATCTGCTATACGATACTCATAACCACTTGGCTCAACATATTCTTGTGGTCTAATTTTAATTTCAGGATTCTTAGCATATATATATGGTATCAAACCTTGTAGTGTTGCGTGAATGATATTACCCTTGATTAAGCGACCACCCTCATATAAGGATTGCGTCTCAGTCATTATCTGAGTGCGCTCATTCATACGACCTAACGCATACTTCCTGGCGTTCTCTATCTCTTTGTATTTAACCTTCCATTTCTTATAAGAAAGATCAACATTTTGTTGAAACTTTTTTAGCAAACCCTTCGCACCAGGAGATATACCAGTGGTTAAGCTAGGATCATCTGTCAATATATTTAAATTATCCATGGTTCATCCTGAGTGTACATGTCGTCTATTTTATCTAACCATTCCATAGTGAACGGTTTTGGACCTTTATACTTGGGTTTAGGCTTTACAGTTCTTGCCCTTCTCAACATCAATCCGTATCTAGTCGCGTCAAACAAATGGTCTTCGGCAGATGTATCAATATCTTCCACTCTCTTGGGGTCAGCAGGTAAAGACGGCACCGTGCGTAGCCAATGCTTGCAAGTATTGAAAACCTTAAGACTACCATTTGACAGCCGATCCACAATCTCTTGTAAACCTTGCACCCTAGATCCTGGACCTTTTGCGCTAGACTCCCAAATAACATTATAATCAGCAAATACGTCTGCAACGCTTTTATGGCGACCGTCACGCATAAAGATCGCAGAGTCGGCCACATTACTCTTAAACTTGATCTTAAGTTTTCTTTCAGCTTCTTCAACATCTACTATTTCTCTCGCTATATCTTCTATTGGCGTTTCACTTCCTTTGTTAGGTTTAGAACTCCAATAACGTTCTCTGTAGATATAGATTATACCATCATAATCCTGTGTGAACCAGACACATCCAGCGGGTGACTTATAACCATGATCGTAAGCTTTCCATCTTTTCCATTCTAATGGTATGTCAAATGGTTCTACAATATGCAACTTGGGATCCCATACACCTTCGAAGAAAGCGCCAGGCGCTATGTTCCAATCGCCATCTAACCATGCTTTTACGAGCCATTCTGGTCCACTCTTTTTGATTCTTTCAACGTAACCCGGGTCATTCTCCATCAGAGGAGTGTTGTCCTGTATCTTCGACGGAATAAAAATCGATTCCCCGCCCTCATTGTCGATGTATCTTTCTTTTACCCAGTTATGTCCTGGCCCACCTGGGTTAGCAGAGGCTCTAAATAGAACTGGGACGCCGGCCGCTGAACGCATTGTGGCTTGTAGCATATCGATAGGTTCTGGCGATGGCCAGTTCCCAAGCTCGTCAAAACCTAGGAAAGTTACCGAAAACCCCTGAAGCTTCATCGCATCGGAATCCTCGTCTAGGTGTTTCAACTGTAGTACGGATCCGCTGGGAGAGACCCATTTTCGCTCCCCGACTTTCCATTC